AAGACTGACTAAGCATGTAGTGCCGACGGTGTAGTAATTTCGGACGCGGGTTCAACTCCCGCCAGCTCCACCAAAATCCTTCGAAGATGATTCCAGAGTCATCCGTAGAAGTCCTGAAAGCCCGCACGGCACAAGCCCTGCGGGCTTTTTTGTATCTGTAACCTTCCGAGATGATCCGCCTGAATCCAGTGATAATTGGTATACGAATTGGTATACACTAGAATGTATGCCAATTCCGTATACCAATTCATGCAGGGAATGTAGACATGGCAAGGACAACGCGCCCCTTAACTAATACTGAAGTTTTGCGCTCCAAAGCCGATGATAAGGATCTAACGCTTCACGACGGTGATGGTCTTTTCCTAATTGTAAAGACTAGCGGGAAGAAGCTGTGGCGTTTTCGTTACCAGCGCCCTGCTACAAAACAGCGCACCATGATTGGTTTAGGTTCTTTTCCTGCTCTATCGCTTGCTGATGCCAGAGGATTGAGATTTGACTACCTAGCCTTACTAGCAAAGGGGATCGATCCTCAGGTGCAGGCTGAAGTTACTGAAGAATTGCAACAAATTGCGCTTGATAGCATTTTCTCGAAGGTCGCCTCCAGTTGGTTTAGCCTCAAAAGTAAAAGCGTTACACCAGATTATGCAAACGACATTTGGAGATCTCTTGAGAAGGATGTTTTCCCTGTGATTGGATTGATCCCAGTTCAGCATATTAAAGCGCGCACATTAATCGAAGCTTTAGAACCGATAAAAGCTCGCGGTGCGCTTGAAACAGTTCGTCGTTTAATTCAACGTATAAATGAAATAATGGTTTATGCCATTAACACCGGATTGATTGATTCGAATCCGGGTGTTGGGATAAGTATGGCTTTCGAAAGGCCGAAGAAACAACATATGCCAGCTTTAAAGCCTGAAGAGCTTCCACACCTCATGCGGTCATTATTGACATCCAATCTTACTATTCCGACCCGCTGCCTTATTGAGTGGCAATTAGCCACTATTGTACGGCCCTCAGAAGCGTCGGGCACTCGCTGGGAAGAAATTGACTTTGAAAAAAAATTATGGGTAATTCCTGCTGAACGCATGAAAGCTCGCAGAGAACATTTAGTACCTTTATCATCAAAGGCACTCGAAACCTTAGAGATGATGAAAGCCATAAGTGGCTTTAGAGAGCATGTATTTCCGAGTAGAAACAACCCAAAGCAACCAATGAATAGTCAAACTGCAAATGCAGCATTGAAACGCCTAGGTTATGGTGGCAAATTGGTAGCACATGGGCTCCGATCCATAGCTAGCACCGCCATGAATGAAGCAGGGTTTAATTCAGATGTTATCGAAGCGGCGCTGGCTCATTCAGATAAAAACGAAATCCGAAGAGCCTATAATAGAACGACTTATCTTGAGCAAAGAATAGAGTTAATGCAATGGTGGGGACATTTAATTTTAAGCATGGAGAGAAAAAATGAAAATACTTAGTTTTAAAGCTACAAATGTCTATGGTTATTTAAACTTCAACATTAGCTTTAATGATGATCTTTCTTTTTTAGTGGGAAGTAATGGCACGGGAAAAAGCACGGTCATAAAACTCATTCAAGCCCTGCTAACTGTTGACATTAAAGAGCTTTTACACATTCCATTTGAGAAGATCACTCTAACTTATAACAATAGAAATGAAAGCCATTTCATTTCATCAAGGAAAGATCGTCAGACATTACAAGTCAGTCATGCCGGTATAGACGAAGAACTAATAATCCCAATAATTTCTAAAGAAGAATTCATTAGAAGAGAAGGTGATATTAAAAACTTTAGTCATAGTGAAAGGGATATCATAAGCAACGCGACATCAAAGAAAATAAAGTCAATAATCCCTCCTGTGTTTTTAGGATTAGATAGAAAAACATATGGCTTTGATGATTTTGATACAGACTATGATTTCGAATCTACTGTATCAAGAAGAAATGAAATATTGATGCATCGTAAAATCCTCGCGTCTAAAAAAAGACTCATCAGTGGTAGCCTTGGCGAAGCACTATTATCAGTCGAAATGATAATTCAAGACAAATACAGAAAAATAAGAGAGTTCGAAGATAAACAAGCTATTTATCTTCGCGATAGAATTTTGAAATCATCTTTCAAGTTTACTACTTACGATGAAATGATCGGTAGCGGCCATAGTTTACGTTGGGAAGATAAACAAAAAATCCTCAAGCGTAAGGCAGAGATCACTGAGGCAGTAAAGAAAATAGGTAGCTTAGATAAATCTTTAATGTTTGACATTGAAAAGTTCTTTGATAATTTAAGTGACCTTTTCGAAGAACTCAAAAACAGTGATGGGATAAATGTCAATTGGCTACTGAATAAAGTACAAATTGATAGAATATCTGACATCCTCGATGTTATTGACGAATACAACGAGAAAGTTGCAAGAATGTATAGGCCAATCAATAACTTTTTAAATACAATCAATGGTTTTCTAATCGACTCAAGAAAAAAAGTAGAGGTCAACACTGTTGGTCGCTTAGTTGTATCTCGCCCTGATAGTGAAAAGTGTGACATTGATATACTTTCGTCTGGAGAGCGACAACTGTTAGTTATAATTGCCAATGTAATGCTGAATAAATATACTAGCCTCAGCCGAGTGATAATTATTGACGAACCTGAAATCTCATTGCATTTAAAATGGCAAGAAAAATTCTCCGAAACAGTTTTAGCTCTAAACCCTGAAACTCAATTCATAATGGCAACGCATTCACCAGATATAGTTGGTGATTTAACAGAAAAATGCATTGTCGTAGGAGTTCAGTGAAATGCTTGAGCGAGGTGTTGCAGCTAAAAAAGCAAAATCTGTTTTCTTTGAAGAAAGCAATACGATTGATATTTATATCGAAGACACTGCCATTGGATACAAAAAAATATTCAAAACAATTTTAAATAGAATCCTAGGTGAGAAGTTCCTAATTAACAATGTTTATCCTTTAGGTGGCAGAGGTGCTGTAGTTTCACAATGGGAAAATGACAAAAACAAAAGAAACAGACCTCGCCTGTATATTATAGACGGCGACTTGAATCTTATTCTTGAAGGAAGGGATTGCCAACCAGGTCTATACACACTCCCCTTCTATTGCATTGAAAATATCTTTCTTTGTGAGGACTCTCTAATCAATGTTATGACTGAAGAGGATCCTGAACGAGAAGAGGATGAATTAAGAAAGCTTTTTAATTTTAATGGTTGGGTTGAAGCTAACAACGAGCTACTTTTACGATTATTTGTAACTTATGCCTTGGCAAAAAAACACACACCTACACTTCCTAGTGTTTCATTTGGAGTATCCAAACTAATTATTGACAATAGCGGCTTTGTTGATGAGACAAAAGTAAACTCAAGAATTGCCGAATTAGATTCTGCAATCACTGAAGTCATCGGTTTAGAACAATTATCTATTCAAAGAAAACAAATTCTCGATAGAATTGGATTTAAATCAACTTTAAAATACTATGTATCTGGTAAAGACTACCTCTTACCATTAATTACAATGAGAATGAAATCAATTGTTGATACAAGGATTAGTAAAATCACAATGAAACACAGAATGACGTCTAAATGCAGCATTAATGAGCTAAATGATTTGGAAAACTTCATCCTCATGTAATGTCAGTAGATAGAAAATAGTTAGCTTCATTGCTTACTATTTTCCATCGCGCGCGCTCGTACCCCCGCCACGCCTGCCCGCTTAATGGAGTGGTTTTCATGCACCTGCATGATTGGGCCTATGCCGCGCCGCTGCTGGGCTGATATGCCGTTACTGGGTGCCTGAGACTCATGCGTTTTCATGCGGCATAGACATGCACGCTCATACCGTTGAGTGTCGGGCACAAAAAAGCCCGGCTCGGGACCGGGCATCTCAGGTTTTACTCTTTTTCAGGTCAGATAAGTTTCTTCTTTTTGCAATCTGCTTTCGCGCTGCCCGCTGGCTTGATTCCCGTCAGGCTCAGCACGTCGTCGCGGAATCTAAGCACGCCGTATTTTCTTCCGGTTTCGGCAAAACGCTGCATTACAAAGCCGTCAAAGAGCGTATCGGCGTCATTGACGCCCGCAATCACGCCGGGCATGTATTCACTGCCGGTGCGCCTGAACTGGCGATACTTCATGTTCAGCAGGCTGAACAACTCCGCGCCGTGCAACACCAGGAAATCGCCCAGCAGCTCGTCCACGCGCTCGTCGGTAATGCTCTCATGACTGAGTACATAGGCATTTGCCTTGCACCCGGTGACATGAGCCAGCTGCGGCAGCTGCTTTTCCTTTTCGCTGGTCAGGCTCTCAAGCTCGCGCGCGGTTTCCTCCTGTTCAAGGTAGGCGGCGCGCAGCTTTTTCATTTCCGCCGTAACGGTGCCGCTGTTTTGATCCAGCAGTTCGCGAAAGCGTGCCCGTCCCGCCTCTGCCTCCCGTTCGGCCTCGCTGCGGCGCTCACGCAGGGTGCTTACGGTACCGGCTGCGGCGGTTTCACTGTCGCGGGCCTCCATCCAGCCATTGAGCCTGCTCATCAGGTCGGCGACACGCAGGCGCCAGCCAGGGGAAAGGCCTGTGACGAGCTCTGCGGTGGTCTTTTCCGCCTCCGCTGCGGGCAGTTTCGTGAGCCAGCCCGCTTCGCGCAGCGTCTGGTTTCCGGTGTGCATGGCGGCGGCAATGCGCGCGCCAGTCGCGTTAACTGCGGTGTCTGTCGTTTGCGTACTCATATTCTCTCCTGTTCAGGGTTGTGCGTGCCGGTCGCGGCGGGTGCAGGCGTCGCCGTAGCGGCCCAGCGTCTGCGGCTGACGCGCCGCGCTCAGCGTTGCCGCTGCGGGTTCTGACTCTGCACGCTTCTGCGGCTTCATGATGATTTTCTCGACGCTCTCCAGCGCGGTGAACGTGCAGGAGCAGTCAAGGTTGGTGCACTGATACCAGGTGCGTTTGACGGTCGCTGACTCGTAGGCGCTGGTGCGGGTATGTGCGGTGGTGCCGCACTCCGGGCATTTGAGGGCCATTACGCACCCTCCTGCGGCAGCCGGTTCTGGCGCTGCGCAAAGCGCAGGTGCTGTGCGGGGGTGTAGCTCCCCTGACAGTCGCGAAGCATATCGGCTTCCGGGGAAAGGCCCGTTTCCGCGAGCGCTTCCTTATAAACTGCTGCCACCGCCGGGCGCGCACGTTGCACCTCACGGGCTACGGCGCTGCGCAGCAGCCGGGCGGCCACCTCCAGCCCGCCGGGGCCGTTCAGGAACGGGGCCAGCGCGGAGGTGAGCGCCCGGCCGTGTTCACCCATAAAGCCGCTGAGCGCGTCCTCCGTGCAGGCTTCCAGCACAACCCGCTGTGCGTACACGCCCTCACGGGCGGCGCAGTTAATCTGCCAGTCCAGCACCGCGACGCGCTCGCGCAGCAGAGGTTCACGCTCACTGTAATCAGTCGTTTTTTCGCCAGCCGTGAGCATGGTTTTCAGGGCCGCTTCAGCCTCCTGACGCTCACTGAGATACACATGCCAGTTGCTGCGGGCGGCGCGAAACTGGTCCAGCGCCTGTGCGGGTGTGGTTGCGACGGTCATTGTGCCTGCTCCTTCTGCGCCATTTTGCGTCGGGCCAGAATTTTGTGGCGCGCTGCGGGAGAGGGGCTGTTTCTGTAGTCATCATGTGCGCCGCGCGCAGGGAAGGTGCCCGCGAGCTTAAACACGTCGTCTTCCGGGAGGGCGTCACACACCAGTGCCGGGTCAGTGATGTTCCGGGCGATAAAATTCTTCAGCACCGTCTCCGGGTCGTTCACACTGTCCACTTCACCAATCCCGGCGCTGGCCTGACGCCCTAGCGTGATTTTCAGCAAGCTCAGCGTCTGAATAAGCTGCTGGCCGTGCGCGTCCATAAACATCTGCCAGAGCTGCCTGGCACGAAGATTCACCAGGTCACTGTGCGCACTGATGTAAGCAAGTGCAAGGTCGCCGGTTTCCCACGGCAGGGACTCATTCTCCTGCGCGTGCAGGGCCAGCAGGGCATCAAACTCTTCCAGCGACTCACGGTCGAACGCAACCTCTGCGCGCAGCTTCTTCATCTCCGGCGTCATCACGCCGCCGTTCTCATGGAACAGCCTGCGCCATTCGTCATTCTGGGCGGTCGCATTCGCCTCGGTATCACGGCGGCGCTGGCGGATGATGTCGCCCTGAGAGGCGGCGGCCTCCTGCCTGCTGCGTGCGTCAAGCCATGCGGCTTTTGCGGTGCTGACTTTATCCAGCTCGGTCTGGGTACTGGCGGGTAAGGCAGTTTTGACGGTCATATATGCTCCTGTCGGGTCTGTTGGGATAAGTCAATTGTGCCGGGGCTGGCACAGGCGCTGCCACCGGGCGGCGTTGTATGACGGACCAGACAAAAGCTTTCTTTCTGGCGAGCCAGGAAAAGGTCTCACCAAAGCTGTTTATAAGCTTTCAGTTTTATATAAAACCTTCACCATTCTTCACCTTAAGAAAAAAGATAATAAATACAGTTAATTAAAGGGTGAATAGTTGAAAAACAATCCTTCATCCTCTGTTCACCACTCTTCACCTCAGAAATTTTTTAACGAAACCCTTTATGGAATAAATAAGAATAAAAATTATTCTATTTATAACTCTAAGTTACTGGAGAAAACCTCCTCAGCACTCTTTGGTACTCATTAAGACTATTCATGTACACCTGTCGTTTATGTGGTTTTTGTGGCGTCAGCCAGACAAATTTATCTTGTTGTCACCGGCGAAAATATTCGCAGAATAAATAGCTACCCGGTCCCGGACGTATCTGTCTGGTGCTTTAAGGACATACTGAGAGGTAGCTATGCAAACCGTTTTATCCGCACCATCTTCCACCCCGGCGGTCCCGGTAATGCCGGTATATTCACCCGTTCAGGAACGCTTTATGCGCCTGCCGGAAGTGATCCACGTCTGCGGCCTTTCCCGCTCAACCATCTACGACCTCATCAGCCGCAGCGCCTTCCCGGCGCAGGTATCGCTGGGTGGTAAAAACGTGGCGTGGCTGGCAAGCGAAGTCAGCACCTGGATGAACGAACGTATCGCCGCGCGTGGTCAGGAGCGTGCAGCATGATCCGGCTGAACATTGGCGGTACGACTCATAACCTGTCTATGGAAGACGCGAAGCAGCTGGCGCTGGCCATTGCCGCTGAGGTGGATATGCCCGGGCAGCCACAGCGTTTTCGCGGCACCGGCATTAGCTTCCGCATTTCACGTAGCGATGAGGCCTCTTCAAACCCGCAGGTATTTACCCGCGACGGCATCATCCTCACCGACTGCTGAGGTGTTTATGCCGCTTTCTTCTTTCACTCCCGGCTTGCGCGCCGGGGGCTTTCCCTGGTACAGTATTTTCGCTGTCGCAAAATCGACAGCCGGGCGTGGAAACCCGAGCAAAACAAAGGCGACACCAGACGCGCCATGCGTCTTTTTTTGTGTCTGTGCCCTGATGCACCCATTTTTCGGGCGGCGGTTCTGTTTCCGCTGCGCCTTCTGCGTAATGGTGGCCCGGGCGGGGCAGCCTTCGGGCTGGCCGGTTTCCTTTGTTGCCGGTATTTCCACCCCCGTCCGGGCTACCACCCATGAGCGTGGAAACTCTGGTGGTAGCTGTAACAAGCTAACAAAGGAGTTTGCCCCTATGGCTACGGTCCTTCATTCACCATACCCTCAGTTTGTTTTCGTCTTTGCCGCTGTGCGCCGCTGTGAGCGTCACTGCCGCGTGCGGATGCTGCGCGCCACCGCCACCGACGAGCGCGCCGCCCGCCAGCTGCTTGCCCGCGACTACGTGCTGTCCCTTGCCTGCCGCCTGCCGGTTGCGGAGGTGCGCGCATGAGCCAGATTACAATTTCCCCGGACGACCTGACGCGCCTTGAGCACCTGCGCAACGCCGGGCGCTTCGTCAGCGACATGACCGCTTTCCAGGAATGCCACGAGCTGCCGCAGCCTGCGCAGCGCGCGCAACTGGCCTCGCTTGTGTTTCTTATTACCGAGCAGCTCGACGGCGTGCTGACCCGTTGCCACGACAGCTGGATGAATGACGAGGTGACGCCATGAAAATCCGCACCCTTTCCCCCGACCTGCACGCCGCGCTGGCCCGTCGCGCGGTAGCCTGCGCCTGGCTCACCCTGTGCGATGAGCAGCAGCGCTATCCCGGCCTGACGCTGACACGGCTTGAGCGCGCCATTGAGACCGAGCTTGAGGGATTCTATCTGCGCCAGCACGGACGCCTGCGCGGTCAGGAAATTGCCTGCGCCCTGCTGGACGATCTGCTGGCCGCCGGACCGCTCAAGAGCGCGCCGGGGCTGAGCTTTTTAGGCCAGGTCGTGATGGACGAGCTGAGCGGGCGCATTCACGATGCGCCGCTGCTGCACTGAGGGACAACAAGATGAAAATGACAGTATCAGACGCGGCGAAGGCCGCGCAGGGGCAGTGGCCCCGCATCCTTCCCGCACTGGGCGTAAAGGTGGTGAAGAACCGCCACATGCCCTGCCCGGTATGCGGCGGCACTGACCGTTTCCGCTTTGACGATAAGGAGGGGCGCGGTACGTGGCTCTGCAACCAGTGCGGGGCCGGTGACGGCATGGACCTGGTGAAAAAGGCGCTCAGCATTAACGTGACCGAGGCCGCCGAGCGCGTTAATGCCCTGACCGGCAACCTGCCACCCGTGAGCGAGGCCGCTGTCATCCACGCTGAAGCGGAAGACAGCGGGGACGCCCGCGCTGCCGCTGCCACGCTGGCACAGCAGCTGGCGAGCACCGCGCGTGAAATCAGCAGCAACGCCTACCTGTCCCGCAAGGGGTGGCCGGAGCAGTCCTGCCTGACGCTTGCGAAGCCGCACAAAGTCGCCCTGACGACCTACAGTCCCGGCGATATTGTCGTGCCCCTGCATGACATGACCGGCGCGCTCGTTAACGTGCAGCTGATTAACGCGAAGGGTATCAAGCGCACGCTGAAGGGCGGACAGGTAAAAGGTACCTGCCACGTTCTCAGCAGCAATAAGCCATCCAGGCGCATCTGGCTCGCAGAGGGCTACGCTACCGGCCTGACGGTGCACAACCTTACCGGCGATGAGGTATGGATTGCGCTGTCGTCCGTGAACCTTCTTTCTCTGGCTGGCCTTGCCCGTGAAAAACACCCCTCGCTGCAGCTGGTGATTGCCGCCGACCGCGACCTGAACGGCGACGGCCAGCGCAAGGCAGCACAGGCCGCCGCAGCCTGTAACGGAGCCGTGGCCCTGCCGCCGGTGTTCGGCGACTGGAACGACGCGTATACGCAGCACGGCGAGGCCGCGATCCGGCAGGCGCTGTCAGAGGCCGCCGCGACGCCTGCTGCAAGCCCCTTTGACGTGATGAGCGAGGCGGAATTTTCCGCCATGAGCGCCAGCGAAAAGGCGGAGCGCGTGGCGGAGCACTACCGCAGCAATCTTGCCGTGGACGCCAGCGGGGAAATTCTCTGCCGCTACGAGGCCGGAGCGTGGAAGGTGATTTCCGGCAATCAGTTCGGGCGCGACGTGGCGAAGCTGTTCCAGCGCCTGCGCGCGCCGTTCTCGGCGGGCAAGGTGGCGGGCGTGGTGGATACGTTGAAGCTGATGCTGCCCCAGCAGGCCGCGCCGCAGCGCCAGCTAATTGGCTTTCGCAACGGCGTGCTCGATACGCGCAGCGGCACGTTCAGCCCACACCGGCGTGAGAACTGGCTGCGCACCGTCAGCGATGTGGACTACACAAGCCCGGTTGAGGGGGAAACACTGCAAAGCCACGCGCCATGTTTCTGGCAGTGGCTGGACCGCGCCGCCGGACGCAGCGCGGAGAAGCGCAACATCATTCTCGCCGCGCTGTTTATGGTACTGGCGAACCGCTACGACTGGCAGCTGTTTCTTGAAGTTACCGGACCCGGCGGCAGCGGCAAAAGCATCATGGCGGAAATCGCCACCATGCTGGCCGGTGCGGATAACTCGGTGTCAGCTTCCATCGAAACGCTGGAGTCATCGCGCGAGCGCGCGGCGGTGATTGGCTACTCGCTGATACGCCTGCCCGATCAGGAGAAGTGGAGCGGCGACGGCGCGGGCCTTAAAGCAATCACCGGCGGCGATGCGGTGTCCGTCGATCCGAAATACCGGGATGCATATTCCACGCATATTCCGGCGGTGATACTGGCAGTGAATAACAACCCGATGCGCTTCACTGACCGCAGCGGCGGCGTATCTCGCCGCCGGGTGATCCTGCACTTTCCCGAAATCATCCCGCCAAACGAGCGCGATCCGCAGCTGAAGGAAAAAATCAGCGCCGAGCTGGCCGTTATCGTGCGCCAGCTGATGCAGCAGTTCAGCCAGCCGCAGGATGCAAGAGTATTGCTTCAGTCACAGCAGAACTCAGATGAAGCCATGCGCATCAAGCGCGACGCCGATCCAATGGTGGACTTCTGCGGCTACCTTTTCACCACACCAGAACCGAATGCGCTCTATATGGGAAACGCCAGCATCAGGCCGCTCCAGCCTAAGCGCTATCTCTACCACGCCTATCTGGCCTATATGGAAGCCAACGGCTACAAGAACCCGCTCAGCATGAAGATGTTCGGCTTGTCGCTTGAGAGCATCATGCGTGAGTATGGTCATCACTACCTGAAGCGGCGCACAAAGCTGGGGATGCAAACCAACCTCGATCTCACGGAGGAAAGCAGCAGCGACTGGCTGCCGAAGTGCGATGATCCCACAGCGATGTGACTAACCAGAACCGGCGAAAGCCGGTTTTTTTACGAACATGCTTCACCAGCGGTGAATGATATGCTTCACCATTCATCAACCGATCACCACTTAACACTATGTTTGTACTTATAAAAAACAAAGAGTGAACAGTGTGAAGGATGAATTCTAAAAAAACCTTTTTCACGTATCATGAAATGATGATTTTCATAGAAGGGATTCAGATGGAAGCCACAAAAAAATTCATCTTAGACGGCTTAGCAAACTTCAATTTAAGCAATTTGCTGGGAAGGCCTTACGATAGTGCGTTTGAACTTTTAGCCTCGCCTCCTGCGAGAAAACGTCTAATTATGATTGGCTTTAATGGTTCATCAGCCGATGCGCAGACCACGAATTCGCAAGCAGTTGAAAGAGACTTTGAGAGGCCCGACATTTCGAACCTCCAGAACGGAGTTGAAGGGAGATGGGGAATAACTCACCTCGCGAAGCGGTTGCAGCTGATCCCTGAAGGGCTTGGTTATGATTGGCAGGATGTCGTTTACACCAACGCTCTTATGATGTGCTCCCAAAATGCAGCATCCATTCAAAAGGAAGCATTGAGGCAGAATCTATCCGTTGAGCAACTCGTGAAAAACTCTATGGGCTTCTTCGAAAATGTAACGCTGCAGCTTTGCAATCCAGAGGTGATTATCGCTTATAGCAATGGGCTGACTTCACTGTCCGCCGCCAGTTTGTTACTCAAACATTTTGGCGAGGCTGGTACATTGAAGTATTCGCATCCTAAAGGGTATTACACCACATACGCCTTTTATGCTAAATTCCACAGCCAGCGGGTTCCGGTTGTGTGTGTGCGGCATATGTCGAGGTTCAAACCTCATGAAGAGTATATTAAATCAGCTATTTCGCTGATGAGATAAGATGGTCCAATTTCGAGTTTTGGCTTGTTACTTTCCTGAATTGGTATACGTTTAGGTATACAAAGGAAACTTGAATTGAATAAAACATTTTATTTTCAGTAAGTTATATTCCTTATTCAGACTCCGCCAGCCCACCAAAATTCTCCATCGATGATTACCAGAGTCATTCGATGAAGTCCTAAGAGCCCGTATGGCGCAAGCCTTACGGGCTTTTTTGTATCTGGACTCTTTCAAGGCGACTCGCAT